CGCTTCACTGCAACTGACCGTAAGAAGATCAAAGCAGTAAGGGACACAGTACCAGAACTCAAAGACAAGTTAGTGATGATGCTAATGTGTGATAATAAACTCAGTAAGTTAGCGAAGATGCGCTACTCGGACTGGTGTGACAACGAAGGTATCGACTGGGTAGTTGGTACTGAATTGAAAAAGGAGTGGTTAACATGAAGGCATGGACAAAGACAGGTCGTAAGTTCCTTAACACGGAAGCAAGTGGCTGTGTATCTACTGTTAGTTGGAGGGTGGCGTTTACTCCGGGACAGCCAGACAGTACACATAAGTGGGCACGTAAGGCAGCGGTAGAGGCTGAGTTCGGTGTAAGTGAGGACGCTTGTTCCCACTACATTACACGTAAGGGTGACCTTAGACCTTTACGTAACCTTAGAGCTGAGCTGGATAAGTTCGAGCAACACTGTAGTGCTGCGTTTGCTGACATGGAGAAAGCTGATGGCAAGGCGGACTAATCCAATGAAGATCCTGTACTTGGATATAGAGACTACGCCCCATAGTGGGTCGTTCTGGAATCTATTCCCCAAGTACATACCTATCAATCAGGTCAGTGATCCCACGTACCTGCTGTGTTGGGCAGCAAAGTGGGAAGGTAGCCGAGAGGTAATGTTCGAGTCAACACGGAACCACGCTCACATGGTACAATCTATGTGGGAATTACTAGACGAAGCTGATGCAGTGTGTCACTACAATGGCAAGTCGTTTGATATGAAGCACCTTAACAGGGAGTTCGCTAAGGTGGGGTTGCCACCACCACGGCACTACAACCAGATAGATCTACTCAGTGTGGTACGTCAGAACTTTAAGCTGGCAAGTAATAAGCTGGACTGGGTAGTGCAGTACTTCGGACTGGGTGCTAAGGTTAAGCACCAAGGCATAGAGCTGTGGTATGGGTGTATGGAGAACAAGGCTAAAGACTGGAAGGTGATGGAGAAGTACAACAGGATGGACGTTGTGTTACTACCTAAGCTATACAAGTTCCTGTTACCTTGGATCAAGAACCACCCTAACGTGGGCTTGTTCAAGGAAGGTCCAAAGCCTACGTGTTGTCAATGTGGGTCAACCAACTTGCTAGCACACGACGACGACTTCCACACCAAGACACTGAAGTATCAAGCATACACATGCAACACCTGTAGTACACAAGTACGCAGTAACAAGTCTACATTACAACCACAAGGACACCTCACGGTGAGAGTGAACTGATGGACGAAGCACAAGTGGTCGAGCGTTTGGAAGATCTGTATGCGTTGCTTGTCGTAAACTATATTGAGTGGGACATAGAGTCTAGCCACCTAGTGGCACTTGAACACGCAGTATCAGCACTGGAGGATATGTAATGGATCTGTACCAAGAGTTCATACACAAAAGCAGGTATGCCCGGTACATACCCGAACTGAAACGTCGGGAAAACTGGGAGGAAACAGTTGATAGATACATGGAGTTCATGGCACAGCATATACAGGACGAGTGTGAGTATGACCTGTCCACTAAGATGTATAATGAACTACGTAATGCTATCGTTAACATGGAGATCATGCCTAGTATGAGGGCGCTGATGACAGCAGGTCCAGCACTAGCAAGGGACAACGTAGCTGGTTACAACTGTGCGTATGTTCCAATAGACGATAGGAAGGTGTTCGATGAAATCATGTACATCCTGCTCTGCGGAACTGGGGTCGGTTTCTCAGTGGAACGACAGTATACATCTAAGCTGCCCACGGTGCCAGCAGAATTCTACCCAGCATCGGCTACCATCTATGTGGCTGACTCTAAGATCGGGTGGGCCTCGGCACTCCGTAAGTTTATTGCAATGCTATATGATGGTCAAGTACCCGAAGTGGACTACTCACGTATCCGAGAAGCAGGTGCTCCCCTTCGTACCTTTGGAGGTAGAGCAAGTGGCCCGGCACCACTGCAAGACCTCATGGAATTCGTATACACTACGTTTGACCGTGCCAAAGGGAGACAGTTGAATGATCTGGAGTGTCACGACATCGTGTGCAAGATTGCCGAGGTCGTTGTGTGTGGTGGGGTTAGGCGTAGTGCTCTTATCAGCCTGTCAAACCTTCAGTCGGAGCGACTACGTGGAGCTAAGCAAGGGACATGGTACTACGCTGACCCGCAAAGGGCGCTGTCGAACAATAGTGTATGCTACACGGAGACCCCTGATACTGGAGTGTTCCTTCGGGAGTGGACTGCACTATACGAGAGCAAGTCAGGGGAGCGTGGTATATTCTCCCGACGAGTTGCTGAACAGGAACTACCAGAGCGTAGGGAAGGTGGACATGAGTGGGGTACTAATCCCTGTTCGGAAATCATCCTTAGACCCCGGCAGTTCTGTAATCTTACGGAGGCCATAGTTCGTGAAGATGACACTATCGATGACATCAAGAGAAAAGTTAAGCTCGCTACGGTGTTGGGTACTTTTCAATCCACCCTTACGTCTTTCAGGTACTTATCTGCAAGATGGAAAGCTAACTGTGAAGCTGAGCGTCTGCTCGGTGTCTCCCTCACAGGTATTCAAGACAACGCCCTCCTCGGTGTACGAGCTGTGGTCGGAGGCGACAGCGAAAGCACTGATGCACGAACTAGATACAGCAGCCTATATAGCTGTCTTGAGGAGCTAAGGGACCATGCAATTGAAACTAATGCAAGATGGGCGAAGTCGCTTAACATTGAACCCTCGGCTGCTATCACGTGCGTCAAACCATCCGGCACCGTATCGCAGCTTACCAATAGCAGTTCGGGTATACATCCACGATACGCTCCGTACTATGTACGAAGAGTCAGGCAGTCCAAGGATGACCCTATTAGTCAAGCGTTGATAGACGCAGGAGTACCACATGAAACTGACGTTACAAACGAAGCGAGTTGGGTATTTGCATTCCCAATACGGTCACCGAATGTATCTAGAAATGTACAAGATGTGGAAGCGATTGACCAACTACAGCACTGGCAAGTATTTAACGAAGCCTACTGTGAGCATAAGCCTTCAGTTAGTATCTACGTTCGAGAGGATGAGTGGGTTGCTGTGGGAGCGTGGGTATACGCCAACTTCGATGCCATATCAGGAGTATCTTTTTTCCCAGTTGATGAGCACTCCTACCGACAAGCTCCTTATCAGTCCATCACCGAGGAGGAGTACAAAGAGTTGGCAAAGGCTCTACCAAAATCAATCGATTGGGACACCATAGAGGAGGACCGAGATGAAACCACATCAAGCCAAGAACTTGCTTGTGCAGCCGGGGCATGTGAACTGTGATGCCCCTCTATGACTTCAGATGTGAGAAGTGTACGTCTACGTTCGAGGAACGTATGCCATACGAGCAACTTAAATCCCACCCACCGGAGTGCCCGGAGTGTGGTAGTAATTTTACCAAGCAGGTGTGGTTGACAGCACCACGCAGTGACAGAGCAAAAGACCCATACGATTATCTCGATGGTCCAATACCATCACCTAAGAAAGTTAAATCATTTGCAAACGACAGACGTAAAGGCGGAAAGGATACGACATGAATAAAGAAATTGAAGCAGTAGATTTTAGAGTACACTTTCAAGATGGGCGTGAGCCTGAGACATACCGTAGTACCGAAGCAGACCAGTTCCTGTGGGTAGTAGGTATGACAGGTGAGCTGGCTATTGTTAACACCATTACTAACACCCAGTTCTCAGTGAAAGTATCAGAGAATCGTGTACGTACCATAGCTAACGGCGTATGGGCTGAAGTAGAGGTACTGTGGGACGTAGAAGTAGATGACGGTGAGTGATTGGGAGAAGACAGGAGCGCAGGGTAGAGTAGACCTACATGCCACCTCTGCTCACGACTTCTTACAGCAGATGTACTACATGTGTCAAGTACACAAAGGTACTAACAATGAAATGGGTACAACAGTAGCCTTTACTGGCATGGATGGTGAGCCTCTACTAATGATGCTTGTACCATATGGTGGAGATGAGGAGCAACCATGTTTGAATTGAGAGTTTATACGCTGAAGCGTATATTCTCACTTTATACGCTGCAACGTATATTTAGGAGTGTACAATGAACGGTCGAATGGCAAAGAAGATACGTAAGGTTCTCCAATACGAAAAATCCCCGAACCACATAGTGGAACGGGGAGGTGTCCGAGAGGTGGACGGGGAGCTACGCCAGTTTTTTATTAGGAATCCTGAAGCTAATCGGTATCGTTGGTGGAAGTTTGGGTATCGGGCGGGCAAGCTACCACTTGAGTTAGTAGACCACCTAGCACATCAACAAGAACTTCGTCGGAACATAGTTCAGGATAGCCAGCATAGTGGAGAAGAAAATGAGTGACCTCGTGCCAGTAAGTGTGACGTATGACATCTCGTTTGCAACCGGAGGGAAACAATCGTATAGTATTAGTGGCGAAGTCACTGTCACCGAAGCGGTCGAGATCGCTAGTATCCACAATGACAATGTCTATCGTGTGGCTGAGTATTTTAATAGACCGGGGTATGCCTAGTTCAGCATGGGTCCAGCTTTTCATCGTGGACACTGATTCTGGTTTCGAGTAGTCTAGCGTACTCTTTGAGTGCGTTGTCATTGTGACCGAGTTTGGCGAGGGTACTCGTTGGAATGGATCTTTGTTCATCTATTGTTACCTCTACCAGAACGGGACGCTCCGGTAAACAAAGGGGTGGTTCTGGTGGAGTGGTAACACAACCACTACCAATCGTTAGGCTTGTTAAGATTATGAAGACCTTCAAATTCTTCAGGCTTATCATCTTTCTTCTCCAATTCTTTCGCAAGAGCAGCCGACCGGCTACGGAATTCTCCTTTTACCTCTTGCTCTCTCTTCTTTATAATCTTATCCTGTATTACCCGTGCTTCTAACGTGTCTGCTTTACGCTTAAGCTTCTCGTTACTGTTCTTCAAATACTGTAGACGCACGAAGAAAGCTAGGGCTGCCATAATAGCAGCCCCTGCTGTGTACAATTTGGATTTCAATCCTAGTATCACTTTGATATACCCGTGTTGGTGATAGCCCGTAAGGCTACGTTCACAAGACCTACTCCAAATAGTATGTACGCCATTGATACCTCAGAAACAACCGGAGCTAGGATAGGGAGAACCCCACCTAG